ACTCATTTTATTTTATTTAATTAATTAATTACTACAAATATAGATATTATTTATTATAAACTTAATAATAATAGTTTTAATTTATAGTTAATTCTAATCTCATTAACTTTCTGAATATATTTTCATTTTGTGTTATCGTAACAATATCGTTAGGAAAGTCTTGCGTTTGATTTATAACAGTTAAACCACTACTAACGTCTAAAACTAAGTTGTTAGTTAAGTTTCTCACGCTGTCCATTATATTGTCCGCTAATAACCTATCCCCAGTATTGCCATTAGATTGATAAGAGGTTATAATATCAATTAATATAGATGATTCATAAGAGAACTCACATTTATTAGCCTTTTGTACTTGGTTTGTTTGCGTAGTCATCAATATAAAATGCGCTGGTATAACACTTCCGCTAACTCTACTGTCATAACATGGTATGGTAAAGGTGTCTACTACAATATTGTTTAAAACAGCATAAACTGCTTTTCTAACCCATTTATCTGGTAGTGCTTTATTCATTTATATTTATTTGTTAAATGTTCTAGTAAATCTTTTAAATCTTGTAAATACTTTTTACGCCCTTTTACAAATGCGGGGTATAAATATGGCTGAGGTTGTAAGTTAATCTCCTTAACTCCTTTACCTTTAAACAATATTGCTATTTCTTTTAATTCAGTAGGTACTTGCACAGCTCTACCTGTTCCGAATTCTATGTAAGCGGAATAAGGCGCTAAACCCGTAGCATTTGCCATTATCTTAAAATCAGCCTTACCCAACTCAATTGCTTTTATTCCTTGCCTTAACTTACCTAAATCTACTGGAGCTCTCTGAATTGCATCAACGGCTATTAATGTAGCATTGTCTGCTGTTATTTCGTGTGTTTCTATTTCAGCTTCTTTGCCAAACTTTTTTAAATCAGATAATACATTTTTAAGACCTTTTAACGCCATTATATAGGTGTTAATGTAGTAACTGATTTTAACTCTACCTTAGTGGCTATTATTTCAATATACATGTTATCAAAGTTAACTTCGTATGGTTGGTTTGATACTATGTATTTATCGCCTCTATATTTTATATATTGGTTTAAATTATTGTAAGTTAAATCTTCTCTTTTTCTTGTTAATATAACTATTTGATTTGTTGCATTAGTAATTCCGTTATCTGTTGACCTAAACGTACTCTTTGCATTTGCTGTCTTTATTTCTGCCCAACTAGAAAGTTATTAAAAGTATCTGTACCAGCAACCCCACCACCATAAACATTTCGCTCATTAGTAGTTTGCCATAATTCAAACCTTTTAGTTAGCCTTCTACTATTCATTAGATTATAAATCTTTTGTAACCGTCTAAAGTCATTTTAGCTAAATTAGATAGTTTACCTTCTTTGTTATAATACATGATATCAATCATCTCATAAGCTACTTCTATTAAATCTTGTGGTACATTGGCAACATCAGCATATCCTATATTTAAAACCAACTGTAAGTCTGTAATGTTTGCGCAACATAAATACTGTATTGCGTTTTTTCCTCTCTTACAGCTGTTGTAGGCGACGTTAATGTATTTATAGGGTAATCGTATACCAGTGCGCAAAAGTTACTAAAATAATAAGTTTACTTTTAGCAATTAAATGAATGTTTGTCATTCGCTCAACCTCTATCAATGATGCCTTAATCATTCTAGTAATGTTGTTATCATCTTCTGTTAAACTATCATCAATTTTTAAATAGTTCTTTGCATCAGCTAAAGGTATAATATCTAAGTAAGCCATATTTTAAGTTGTTAAAACCATACGCGCCAAATGATTATTTGTTATGGGTTTCATTATTTTTAACTAAATTATTCATTATTATTTCTTTTTAATCGTTATTTTATTTTCTTTAGTTTCTTTAATATGCAACGCAAAACCGCTCTCAATAATAGCCTGTTCCGTTTCCTCACTAAAGGATATTTTCTCGTTTACTTTTAGTATTCTTTTTAACGATATACTAAAACATTCTTTTATAATTACTATCATATTCAAAGATACAAAATTAAATCTTTATACGTAAAAAAACCCGATAAATCTAATTATCGGGTTATTTTTATTTAATATAATAATTAAACCGCAGTAAAATCACCATAAATTAAAGCTAATGGTTGCTCAACAGCTAAAGCCGTTTGAGATTCAATCCTAGCAGTAATGTTATTCTTAACAAAGTTAGTACCTTCAACATCAGAAAACTGTAAAGACAATCCCTCAGTGTTAATTTTATTAACCCTTGACCAGTCACCAATGTAATACTTGTTAGCAGCTAGCCAATTCGCCTTAAACAATTGGATTCCGTTAACTCTTAATACACCGTTTTCATAACTTACAATTGCAGCTAAATCATCTTTAGGAGTTTTTAATATTCCGTAATAATCAGCAGGTCTAACAACAATACCAGTAACGTCATAGTTAGCTTCTTCTTGCTTACTAATTTCGTTTACTAACATTTCAACTTTAGTCTTACCTGTAATGATTTCAGAAGATGCCGTAGCACTTGCCGCCAATACAGTATTAAATGCAGCGTTTTCAGACTTAAAGTAATCTCTACGTAATAAGTCAGGAATTGCAGAGGCAATGTAAGATAGGTTGTTTCTCATTTTCTTAGAGTAACGAGCAAAACCAGCAATAAAGTCAGTCGTTATATCAACAGTAGAGAAATCGTAATCAATAGCAGCTTTAGAACTACCTTCTGTTTGCGCACCAATAGAACCTTCAGAACCCGTTTCTCTAGTGAATGTATAAGTACCTCCGTCAATGTTTACAGAGCCTACTAAGTCAGCAACGTTTAATTTCTGTGAAGGAAATGCAACGATATCGTAGTTGTAACTTCTTGGCTCATCACCTGTCAAGTTACCAGTTGTCATATCACCAACAGCCTTAACACTTACTTTACTTTCATTAATGTTCTTAATAGAATTTGCGTTCTCTAAGATAGCCGCTTTAATATTGTCTACATATTTAGCCTCACTTTTTACTTTAGATTGTAACTTTACGTCTAACTTGTCAGCGTGTTCTTGGATCGCTTTTAATTCAGCACCTAAAGTATCTTTTACTTCTTTTACAGCTAATTCAATAGCTTCTTTGTGCTTTAATTCAAATGCATCAATTGCACCCTTTACTTCATTTTTTGATTTGCCTTCTAATTTCTCAGCTAAATCTTTTAATTGTACTTCTAAATCCATCTTTTATAATGATTTGATAAAATTCGTTAATATTTCGTTTGTATTGTCTAATATAATCGGCTCATCTTTTAAAGTGATATCTAATATCGGCTCATCAGAAAGTGATTTTAGTAATGTTTCAATTTGTTTCAGCCTAGTATCTGAGTAGTCCAAATTGTAAGACTTTTCTATTAATTCAAGTAAACCATAAGTCGACTTTATACTTTTTATATCTTCAACCATACTCATTTCATTTGCTGCCCAACTAGACAAGAAAGAGTACTCAAATAATTTATATTCTTTAATTATAGCTTTATTAGTTGCATCTCTCATTTTTACGTTATATCCAATAGATAATTCAGCATTTAAGCCGTTATCTTTCATTAACTGAATATCTGTAAACATATCTCTAGAAACTTCTTTCTTAAGGTTAAATTGAGTAGTAGTTAGTAAGCCATAGTTATCTTTTGCATCAATTTCCAAAGGCACACCTAAACTAATTGTAGGGATGTGGTCTTTTAATACGCGAATACGTCTGTAATTCTCGCTTACTGTTTTAGTAAATGAACCCTTTGCGCTAATATCCCCATCACTATCTTTAAAGTCGTATGTGTTAGCGTATGCCCTCACTATACCTTTGGCTTCGTCAAAATCTTTGATATCAATAGATACCTGTTTAAATCCTATTCTATCCATAATTACCACAAATATAGATATTATTTATTATAACCTTAATAATAATAGTATTTATTTATAGTATGTAATTTAAACCCTCATTATTTTACCGTCTTTATCACGTCTAACTAACTGAGCGTTTACGCATCTGCAATTAATTACGTTACCACCACTTGTTTGAGTTCCGTTTACATTTGTTGGCGCACCCGCAAACATAATTAACTCACCCCCTACATTAAATGGTTTATCTAAAGGAACACGTGTTCCATTCATATTAAAGTGATCAAACTTACTGTCTGGCGGTCGTCTTGTTCGTTTGTCTTGTGCAGATATCCAAATCTTATCCATTAAAACACCACTAACGGAACTAGCAACAGTCGCAGCGTAATTAGACGCAGTTGTTGTTTCTGTCCTAGCTATCCTTAACGATTGCCACCTGTAAAAGTTACGGCTGTTTATCATTTTAGTTAAATCAGTAGCAATTATAGCTATTGTTTTACCGTCTGCAATACCTTGTGCAATTAATTCATTTATATAAGATATATAATTTTGACGTACACTTACTATTCTTTGCCCCCCAAATTGATTAAGCCAATTAATAAGGGTATTTTGAAACTCATTTAAGAAAGAAGTAATATTAAAGTTTTTTTCGTTTATTTGCTTGTTTATTTCAGCACCAACTCTTTTACCATGATTACCACCTATTTCTGTATATACTTTTAAATACGCATTAAACACGTCTTTTTCGTTCAATATAAAAAGAAGTAAACACCTCGTAGTTTTCTATGTCCATAGTTTCAAAAGGTATCTTTCTTGCTATGGCTTTAAACTCATTTTTGAAATATTATACGTGCTTTATTTTCATATTTAGAATGTAACTTTAACCAAGTACTTCTATATGCCTTCATCATTGCCTATTGTTGGTAAATCATCTAACGACTGCGCTAAGGTTAATATATCACTTTGAACAGTAAATTCATTCATGTTAACGTCATCACTAATCACAAACTTACTAGCTATTCGAGCCTCGTTACGTGTTATAATTCCCTTGTCTATGTAAGTGCTTATCCAACCAGCCATCATAGCCATATCTTCTTGCATTTCGGGTAATTCGCTTATGTCAAATTCCCAAACTAGTATTTTTGTTAGTTTTTATATTTAGGTAGTATTTGAGTATTTATGGCTTGTTCTAATAACTTTAAATCTGGCATTATTTTATTTGTAATACCTTTACGCATTGCTATTCCAAAGTTGTCATATTTTGCTCCGTCATCATTACCCATCATTTTATCATCCCACCCTAAAGAATTACATATCATCTTCATATCGTATTTTAGATAATCAAATGGCTTTAATTCATCAGCAGTTAAACTCATTCTAGTAAATCCTAACTCTCCACTTGTTGCCAATATGTTTGACATTCTACGTGTATCAGAATCCATTTCTAATATTCTATCTTTTATCCCTTTGGCTTGTTCGTCTAATAAACCGCCTCCTTTAGAGTGAATGAATCCAAATGCACCACCATTTTTAAGTGTCTTAATGTTTAATCCCAACGCTTCATTAGAACTCTCTATATTTTTTAAAGATGCTCTTAAGGGCGATACGCCGTATAAATGCTCACCTACCTCATCAAATGAAGGGTTAGCGTATTTTATATGAATCACCTTATCTTCCTCAAACCTTATATCTTGTTGCCCCATTGTCAATGTATAATGGCTTACAGGGTTTTCTATATCTAAAGTGTCTGCATTACTTTTAACATGGATTTCCATTAATTGAGAAGGTAACAAGTACCAAGCGATAGGCACTCCAGTATTTTGACCCTCACTAGGTGAAAGTAAGTAAATGTAAGCATTTCCTGTTGTACACATGAACGTTTCGTATAAAGACACAAACTCATTCCAATTCTGTAAAGGGTTTGGCTTTTCTAATGGTATGTCTAAATAATCCTCTTTAAATGCTTTACTTTCTAGCAATATACGTTTAATTTGTTGTCTGAGGTGTA